AGATTACGAGGGTCACTGCACCACACAACAGCATCCGGCGCCTGAGTCGGGTTGACAGAGGTGATGATGAGATCTGAGAACTTAAGTGGGAACTTTTCTGCATCACTAAGAGCGGTATCAAGTTGGAATTGCAACATGAAGTTGCTACGACCCATGGATGCTTCACGTTCCAGGAGGTCATTACTACTGAATCGGTCTGGATCTGTAGGAGACCATTCCTCAGCACCCATGTCGATGTCTTCCTGGATTTGAGGTGCCAGGAGGTTTTCATATTGGGAGAGCTTGTCCTTACGTGGGTATCGTGATGGCCACACGAATGGACGATAGTTACGTTCGGCTAGCTTTCGGTAGATGGTGAAGGTAGTCTGTGGGGTGCCAAGGTACATAATGCGTGAGTCCTTCTTTGGCGTCAGGATGGACTCCGCTTCTGTACACAGCTGCAAGAGCTTCTCTCGCATCATCTCAGTCATCGAGTTACCAGGCACTTCGATGTCATCGAGAATCATCAGGTCAGCACGAGAACCAGTCAGCTGACCAGTAATACCGACTGACTTAACAGACGGTGCTTGGTGAGGGGGACAGGCAACATCAAAAGAGATCCGTGACCAGCGAGCATTGTCGTCTTTAGGACGGAGGTGTGCTAGCCACGGAGTTTCAATGATGAGTTTCTGAAGGAAGATAGACATGTTGTCTGCACGCTCCTTTGAAGCGGAGATAATCATGATCTTCTTTTCAGCATTGTTAAAGAGCGTCCACAAGACGAACGCTCCAGTAATCCAACTCTTACCTACCCCTCGGAATGCTTGGATCTGTAGACGCTTAGGACCGTGTTGAAGGTAATCAGCAATTGCGTATTGAGCACGGGTGGGAGAGGGGAGATCAAGTTGACTCCACAGTGCTTGGAGGAATAGCTTGAAGTCGGCCTGTAAGGCGTCTAAAACGTCATTCATAGGGGAATATACCTGAGTGGATATAGAGAGGGGTTGGAGAGGCTTCTAGAGGGGTCTCAAGGCGCTTGCTTGTTGCGACGTTTCTGCATCTTTTCAAAGATGAACTTATCGATGTCTTTAAGGACAAGATCGATCTCATTAATAAACTGAAGTCGAACCTTTGCAGGTGCGTTTCTAAAGTCCATCCTCCGTGCATCAAGACCGGCTTCTTTAAGCTTCTTATGGATAGCTTTGTGTACCCATTCTGGTAGTTCACCGGCAGGACCAATGATGTTTGCTCCTTTGTTGCCAGTAGTCAGGTTTGGGTATTCGTGGTTTATGTAGCGAACCAAAGCCTGTTGTTGATTAGGTCGTAGTCCTTCAAGAAGGCGGTCAACAAGATCTAGCTCTACTCGGTGGTGACCGACATTAAATTCGTCTTCGCCAATAGTTTGGGTGGATTCCATGTGTTTCCGACGGTTGTCTTGATATTCAATGCCTTGGGAGCTTCGTTGTTTGAACTGACGTTCTCCTGCAGCATTACGGCCGTTATGTTTGCCGCTTACTTCAATTGGATTACCAAGGTCATCATTGATTGCAACACGCATATGTCCTTTCAAGGTTCCGTGTTGTTCGTGATAACCACGTAGATATTGATTGTAAGTCTGGCTATCTACTGTGCTTAGCTTAGGGCGATCTGTACGCCGTATTGCACCACTGATGTACTGTTCAAATGTTGGATCAACCCTTATCCCTTGGTATTCAGAGTCGGCGTCGTATACTGCAGTGGATAGGCGACGCTTTTCAATAAAGCTGTCAATTACTGCATCGTCGTACTCAACCTTTGCTCGGTTAATGGGTACGTATGGAGCACGAATAATCTTTTCATCACCATTACGTGCTGCGCTTGCTACAAGAGCGTCAAACTGATTTACAGTCTTTAGTCCAGTGCCAAGAAGTGACCCAGCGTTATTGATTAGCTCTTTTGCTAGTTTTGCGTATGCCATTGCATAAAAAAAGCCACCCGAAGGTGGCCGATATACTTATGTGGATAAGAACTTTGTGGCTTAGTTCTTGTTCTTACGGCGCTCTTCCATCCGTTTCCTCAGCTTTTCAGCTGCAGATTCAGAAGGCTTCTTGTTTTGTCCACCGCTATTTGGTGGATTGACACCACCCCAGGATGTACCTGCACGTGTTTTACGGATGTCAGTTACGGAGTCAGGTGCGGTTTTGGCAGACCGCTTAGGTGTACTAGAGCTCTTATTAGGACCACCAGCTGGACCTGCATACTCCTTACCGTTGGGAGCTTTATCACCAAGACGTTCTTGACTAACTTTGTTGCCAGTAGCCGTGTCGCGACCCATGCCTTCACGGAAGCGATTCAGGAGTGGATTACCTGAACCTCCGATCTTCTTGCGGTACTCTTCAGTGCCTTGGTAGAGACCCTTGCCATCGTTTTTACCGGCTTCACGAGAGCGGTAAGTTTCAGAGGCTTTTGCGGCAGGCTTACCTGTGGTTGCGCGACTTACCGTATCATTGTTAGAGCGAGTGCTGGTCCGTTGGCTTGGCGTATCCTCTGAAGCGCGTGCGGGAGGTTTGGGAGTTTCTGGCTTCTTATTAGCTTTAGCAAGTTGCGCCAGCCGTGCCTCTTCCTGTTGCTGGCGAAGAGTGGCTACATCAGTGCTTCCTGTACGACCCGCGAGCGCTGACGGCTTGTTACTACGTTGCCGACTATCTTCTGCACGTTGACGGCTTCCGCTTAAGCCAATGTTGCCGTTGTCAGATTGACTGTTGCTCGTTCGCCTGATAGTACGGCCACTGCCATCCTTAGAAGCAGCTGCTTTCCAGCCTTCAGCTGCTTTACCAGTCGCCTCTACTGCTCCTTTAACTACAGCTTTTACAGTTTGCTCAGGTCCAGGAGGTGCTTTGCGGTAGCTCTTACCATCTGTGTATCGCCAGCCTACACCTTTGACGTACACTCGTTTCCATTCTTGTGCCATAATTAATTAATATGAGATAGGATCAATGATTCACGGGATGTAATCCCAAATGTTGCTCTCATCCACGAGAGCCAATTGTTACTACCTTTGTCCTGATTACACTTTCTGCAGCTGGGTACAAGATTTGAAGTAAGGTCTTCGCCACCAAAACACTTAGGGCGAACGTGGTCCAATGTAAGGTCGTGTAATTCATAAGTTTCTCCACAATAGACACATTGACAATCAAAATGCTCTTTAATAGCGCGTCTCCACATGCGCTTAGCTTCGGGACTTGTCATGGTTATTAGGTTGTATAAGTAGTGATCAGGACTAGGCAGTAGCGGGGTCATGCTTTATTGCGGTTACGTGCTCGGTTCTTGCTTTGCGGTTCAAGGAATGTGCCACCACCTTTCTTGTGGCTGACATCTTTTCCATCACCATTACCGTACGTACCACGTTTTCGGTTCTCTTTAATCAATAGAGACCGACGCTTTCGCTCACTAGCCTTCTTGTTATACTTTTTTTGATAGGCTTGCTTCTTTTCTTTAGCCTCTTTATTGTTGTTATAGTAGTTAGTCGTAGACTTTGCCATACAACCTCCGTTGAACTAGCTCTGGATCTACCTTTGGCATAACGTTTGCAAGCTTATCTAGGGGATTACCCTCGTATGCAACACCTGAAATGTCGTTTTTAGCTAGCCAATCACATGCAGCCTTCAGATCTGCAGTGCTTGCTTCGCCAGATTTGATACGACTGAGGAATTCATTGGTAACGAGGTTGTGGAGTTCGTTAAATTGATCCTCTGTGGCCTTCTTTTTAGCCATTTTTAATAATCATTTGGTCTAATTTGTCTTCAATACGGATCATATGAGCTTCCATTTTGCTAAATGCATTCTCAAAGTCAGCCTTGAAGACATAATGCCTCGCCATAGAAAGCTCAGCAGTATCCACACGACGATCAACCTCTGTGATCTTCCCGTGGACTTCATCAATACGCCTGTGTAGGCGGTTAGTAAGTGCAGCCAAGCCAGTAATAACAGCTAGGAGTGCAGGTATCGCCGCCTCAATCATGTTGCTCCATCAACCGAATTAGCTTCTGTGAATACACGGGATCAGTGGCATAACCTTCCCGCTTAAGGAGGTATGCACAGTCTTCACGAGAGGTGGCTCGGTTGACGCCTTTATACCCTTTGTAGTCTTTATACCATTGGGTAACAA